AAGCTCCGCGCACAATGCGCGAAAGTCCGGGGTGGGGTCAGTCATGGCTGCACCACCAAAGCACTGCACAGGGTTGCAACCATTAGGTCTTCACCTTGACGCGGGTTGCGCCATTTAAGCCACTGGCCATCTTCGTTGTTTGTGATCTTGAGCGCTGAGCAACTAACAGCAACGATCTCTTCAATCTGATGACGACATAGCCGTTGCGTAGACCGAGTGCCATCGGCTGATAGCTTCCAGTTGCGCCAGTCGTATTGGCAATCGCCAAACTGCCGCTGCTGATCCTTGATCTTTACCATCAGTTGCTCAACTGTTGCAGGTGGTGTAGGTAGTTCCATTGGTGTTTAGTAAGAGATCCTGACGCGAGCGGTGCCATCAAGCGGCACACCAAGGCGGTACGCGGCACCTGCTGACAGGTCGATGCTGTTGCAGTCGCAGCGGTCTGTGATGGTCACCATGATTGACCGACTGCCGTGGGTGACACGGACCCTGGTATTGCAAGGAAGCCAAGGATGTGCGGCGGTTGGGTTGCCCCAGTGCTGGTACGTGCCGCCGCAAGCCGTGGTGCGGCCGTGATACCAGCCGTCGTAGACAGTTGCAGTGACCGTCCTGGCCTGTGCTGGTGCCGCGAGCATGGCCAGCAGAATTAAAAGTTTTCTCATGTTCCGAAGTAATGGGACATAGGTACAATCAACCGACCGGTGTCTTGGTTATACACCAGCTTGTCGCATGGCCCTGTTGCGCCAGAGAACCGGTTCTTCAGGACCCGTAACTGCAGCTCGTTGCGTTCAGCAGCGTTGCCCTGCTGATTGCGCTCTGCGCCGATCACCATATCAGAAAGCTGGGCGATTGCCTGGCTACCCCGCAGATGGCCAAGGCTGACTTGGGCCCCCTCCTCGTGGCCGCGGCCCTCTGGTCGCTTGAGGTGTGACACCATGACCAGCCCGATGCCGGTCTGTTCCACCACCTGGCGCAGCTTGGTGCAGGTCACGTCGATCGCTCGTCTCTCGTCGAGATCCGAGAGTCCAGAGATGACGATGGTGAGGTGGTCAAGGACGACGACGTCCACCCCCTCAGCATCTGCGAGATACCTGATCTTGCTGATGAGATGATCGGGATCCATCGATCCGAAGTGGTCATACAAAAAGCAACGGCCAGTCCCAAAGACACGGTCAAAGCCCTCTCGGATTTCAGTTTCATCTGCAGCGTTGGGGTCAAGGTGGATGGGTTTGTTGAGCTCGATGCCGACGATCCCCTGCATCGTGCGCTTGGTGCTCTCCTCCAAGGCGATGTACCCGACCCGGAGCCCAGCCCGCAGGAAATGGTGCGCCCACTCCCGGCAGATGCTGGACTTGCCGACGCCGGACCCGGCACACAGGGTGACCATCTCGCCACGTCTGAAGCCACGGGTCATGGCGTCCAGCTGTGGCCAGGGGTACGGGCAAGCTGAGTCGGTGCTGGGCTTGATGAGCTCCGCCCACAGGTCGTTGGCATTGACGATGCCGTCGGGCCTGGTGGGTGTCGCCTTCCAGAGCAGGTCCCGCAGGGCCTCCCCTTCACCGGCGAGCAGCATCTCGTTGGCGTCTTTACGGGGCAGCTGGCACACGGCCACCTTGCCCAGTGGCAGCACAGCGAGGCAGTCGTCAGCTGCCTTGATGCCGGGCTCATCGGAGTCGAAGCACAGCACGATGCGTGCGAACTGCGACAACCAGGCGGCGTTGGCAGCCAGGTACTTCTTGGCGGATTGGGCCCCGTTCGGCAGCGACACCACCGGGTACTTGTTGCCTTGCACCTGGGACACCGACATGGCGTCGATCTCCCCTTCGGTCACGGTGACGAACAGGCCTGTGCCGCCACCGTGGCCCTGTCGCCAGAGGTGCTGGCCCCACAGCTGCAGGTTGGTGCTGTCCCCCAGCCAGCGGAACCGCTTGTCGGCGGTGCGTATGTGCTGGGCCACCACCTTGCCAGCCTGGTTTCGGTACGGCGCCACTTGGACCGGTGTCCCGTTGTGGGTGGCGGACCCGTAGCCGAACAGGGCGCAGGTCTCCTCGGTCAACCCACGCTTCGGCATAGCCCGAGCTTGGACGAACTCAAGGATCGGCGTTACGGGTGGTGGCAGTGGCTCCATGCGGGGTTCGGGCTTGTCGGTCTTGGGCTGCTCCTGGTACCCGCATCCGAAACAGGTCGCGTGACCGTCGTCGTAGCGGGCCAGGTTGTTTTTGGATTCGCATTTGGGGCAGGCCTCATGCTTCAGGAACTTGGATGACATCGGTCCATGTGGTTGGGATGTTGCCTTCGCACCAGGCGAACCCGTGGCGCTTGGCCCACTGCGCATACGTGATCGACCGGGGCGCTCGACTCAGCTTGACGTCCGCTTTCTGGAAACAGAGCCTGATGTCTAGGGCTGGGTGCTGTGCCTTGACGGCCAGCATTTTGCGCCTGTCATCGGAATCAAACAACCCCTTGGTCTCGACGATCACCCCGTTCGGCAGCACAAAGTCCGGGGTGTAGACCGACGTCAACACGTACGTCAGGGGCACCGATTCGTACTCGAACGCCAACCCCCGATGGTTGAGGCTGGCTGCGACCGATGCCTCGAAGCCCGATCGGTACCGACTAGAAGTCGAAGCCCTCGTCGGACGCTGTTCCGGTTGAGTCAAACGGGACCGGGCCCTCGACCGACGTTGCCGCCCAGCCGGCTTCTTCTTGAAACCCGAAGGCGTCTGCTGTTCCACCGGATTCCACCAGGTCAATGATCTGTACCGCTTTCAGCCGCATCGACAAGCCGACCCCGATGCCCGGTTGGTAGAAGGGGCAGGCCTCGAACGACACACGGCCAGTGGTCCCGGACCACATGCCACGCAGGGACTCACGGTCCTTGACGGCACCACCCTTGGCATCGAACAGGGCAGGGGCAGCAGACCAGGAGCGACCGTCACGGCTCACCCCTTTGGCTTTCATCTTGGCGGTAATGACAAAGGCTGGCTCGCCGTCCACCTCCTCGAACCCGAAGCTCGGGTCCACCAGCTTGTACTTGGTGGTCGGTGACTGCGCCTTGAGGCTGGCTTTGTGGGCTTCAAGCAGCGCATCGAGCTGGTCCGCCATGTCGCCGGCGTCAGCCGCCGGGATGATGGCAGTCACCTTGTACACGCCCTCGGGGTTGAACTTGGTCTCAGCCTCGATGAGCTTGGGATACTTGAAGGTTGCTTTGGGAGTGGTGAGCTTCAGCTTTTCCACGTACTGAACGTTGTTCATGAGACGAAGTAATCGGCGTTGTTTACAAGTTGGGGGTTGAACCCACCCAGCACTGGGCGTGGCGGGATCTTGGCCTGTACTGCTGGGGGTAGCTGGGCCACAAGCTCATCGGCGATGGGCGTGAACCAGTCCCTTGAGTACATGCCAGCAAAGGTACTACGGATGCAGGTCCGCAGTGTGGCCATCTCTGCTGGCGTCGTGGCGAAGCAGTCATGGATGCCGCCGAGATTGCGGATGCCAGCTGCGAACGCCTCGATCGTGACGGCTGCCATGTGGCTGGCGTCAAGGCTATGGATGACGTTGGGGCTGAGCCCGTTGGCCATCCGCTTGGGGTTGAGCTCGGTCGGTTGATGGTGGGTCATCAGCTCCATGGGTACCGACGACATGTGGTACAGGCGGATCCGGACACCGGTGTAATCCCAGTACTCCTGGGACACCAGTAGGCCTGATGGGCTGTGCCACTGGAGGGCCAGCCCGAGCTTGCCTGCTGCATGGCCGACCTTCTTGAACCACGTCATCGCTGCTTTCGCTGGGCCGATGTGGTTCGACGTGTGCCGGTACAGGATCGTGGCCATGTAGTGGTGGCTGACCATGGCCCCACGCTTGAACGGCCAGGAGTCACGGCCGACCGTATCCATCGCCCGCTCCCGGGCCCAAGCGCAGCACTGGTCCACGACGGTGAGCCTGGTCGCTGAGTACGGCAAGGTCATCACCACCGGCTTGGCCAAGGTGCGATCAGGCGACAGCTGCAGCCACTTGGCGGCATGGCTATTGCCGGCCGCGGCAT